TCTTATATCGCTTATGACGGAACTTACAGAAATCGAAGTGCGTGAATTGTCTTCCTACGTTCTCAACTCGCAATCGTTCCCGTTTGGGGCAATCGTTCCAAGTACAACGACGGTGAGGACATACGAAGAAATGGTGGCGCTGGGTTGGTTTACTGAAGATATAAACGAATGAATTTGAAATTCACTAAATTGCACCCATGAAGGTCACAATTCAAAAGACTTGCAAGCTAGGCCCCAAAACATGGAAGGCCGGCGATGTGGTAACTGTCACAAAGGAATTCGCAGCGGAATTAAAAGCCGGCGGATATCTTGACAAGCCAACTAAAAAAGAACCCCAAAAATCTGAGAAATAATGGCCGTATTTAATGGTACAAATTTAGGCGTGTACGTAGGCAGCACAATAATTGCAGCGGCCACGGATTGCAGCCTGTCCCTTAACATGGACACAATTGATATTACAACCAAAGACAGCGCCGGCTATCGTGAATTGCTCGCAGGTTTGCGTAGTGGATCAATGTCTTGCAATGGTTTGATCGATTACCAAAGCAGCAACACCGACACAGTAGACCTGGTGGCAGCATGGACAAACAGAACCGCGTTAACGTTGAAATTTAGCAATGAATTAACCGGTGATCAGTCTTACACGGCCAGCGGTTTTTTAACGTCATTGGAGCAGTCAGGCGGCACGGAAGACACAGCGACGTATAGCGCCAGTTTTGAATTGACCGGAGTAGTAACACCAGCCACAATCTAAATGATTGAAATTAACGGAATTGATTACCCGGTACGCTTTTCAATGAAGGCGTTGAAAAAGTTTGAACGAAAAACGAAAGTGAACGTTTTTGCTTTATCTGATCCTTCTAAATTGAGCGCAGATGCGTGTTCGTTTCTTTGCTTTGTAGGTGTGGAATGTGGAAGTGATTTTGAAGGCCAGGACTTTAATATGACCCTGGAGGAATTCGAAAACCACATAACACTAGCACACGTAACGCAATGCTTTGAAGCGTTAGGCGAATACGGCGACCAAAAAAAAGCCTAGGCGAAAGTCAAGTGCTAACATGGCGCGACGTTATAAAGACGGGGATGGGCTTACTTGGCCTGTCCCCTTCTGCGTTTTGGTCAATGACGTTTGGCGAAATAGGCGCGGCAAGTGAAGCCAAAAGCGAAAACGATGAAATCCAACAGCGTGCAGAATGGGAGCGCGCCCGGTGGTTAGGAGTGATCATAATGCAACCCCACCTAAAAAAAGGACGTAACTTGAAACCGAAAGATTTAGCGGTTTTTCCTTGGGAGCGCACGCCGTTAAAGGGTAGCAAGATGACGAAGGAAGAACTTTTTGAAGTAATTGAACAACGCGACGGATGGCAAAACTAAATGATCTCATTGTCACGATTGGTGCAAAGACCAGTCAATTTGATAAAAAGCTAGGGCAGTCAATGTCCAAGATGCGGAACTTTGGCAGGAACACCAAAAAGTTAGGCCGTGGTCTAAGCATGGGACTTACTGCGCCACTTGCGGCGATCGGTGCGACATCGTTTAAAATTGCCGCCGACTTTGAACAGTCAATGGCCAAAGTAAAGGCCGTATCCGGTGCAACCGGTCAGGAGTTTAAAAGCCTGGAGGGTAACGCCAAACAACTCGGAGCGTCTACACGGTTCACGGCTTCAGAGGTTAGCGCGTTACAACTGGAGTATGCAAAGCTAGGATTTTCGGCCGGCGAAATTACTCAGGTAACACAGGCCACGCTTAACCTTGCGCAAGCTACCGGATCAGACCTTGCGCAATCTGCTGAGGTTGCCGGAGCAACTTTACGCGCGTTTGGTATGGACGCAAGCCAAACGGGTAAAGTAACGGATGTAATGGCCGCCGCGTTTAGTTCTTCGGCGCTCGACCTTGACAGCTTCCAGGACTCGATGAAGTACGTTGCACCGGTTGCCAAGGCCGCCGGCGTTTCGTTGGAGGAAGCCACGGCGATGCTTGGGCAACTTGCAAACAACGGTATTAAAGGAAGCCAGGCCGGCACGTCTTTGCGTCGGATCTTGCAAGAGGTTGCCGGGACAGGTTTGGACTTTGGTACGGCGATGCAGAAAACAGCCGACGAGGTTATAAACTTAGCCGACGCAAAGGATGAGGTTGGCCGGAGTGCGTCAAGTTCTTTTCTGATTTTAAAGGAGGGCATGACCGACGTGGATGGCTTGACCAATTCACTAAAGCAAAGTAAAGGCGCTGCGGCAGACATGGCCGCGACTATGGACGACACAGCAGAGGGCGCAATGAAGCGCATGCAGTCGGCAATCGAAGGCGCGCAAATCGAAATTGGATCTGCACTTGCTCCCGTTATGACGGATTTGGCCGGTATCGTCTCCAGGGCTGCAAACGCGTTCACATCGCTAAGCGATAAAACAAAAAAATACATTGTTGCCGGTGCTGCAATTGTTGCATCGCTTGGGCCGCTAATGGTAATTTTGCCCGGTATTATTGCAGGGTTAACCGCGCTCACAGGGCCAATTGGTCTAGTGGTTCTTGCTGTGGTTGGCTTAGGTATTGCCGTAGTGAAATTTTCGGACGTTATAGCGCCATACATTACCGACGTAATTAATTACTTTATAACGCTATACAACGAGAGCGACGCGGTGCGGATTTTGGTGGGCTATGTAAAAACCATGTTTATCCAGTCTTTCAAAATAATTTCAAAAGTTATTTCGATTGCTGCGGGTCAGATCAAAAATTTGTCTGAGGCTTTCATGAAGTTACTAAAGGGAGATCTAAAAGGGGCTGCGAAATCGTTTGGAAAAACTTTTACAGATCAGTGGGCTGGAATTGCTGATGTAGTGACCGAAACCGCCAGTTCAATTCGTGAAGGTATTGATAAAGAACTGCAAAAAAAACCAATCGAACTAATCAGCAATGAAGCTGTAGATCAGGCACTTTCTACTTTGGGCGGAGTGCTCACGATGTTTAATAGCACCACGGGCGGAGGTAGTACAGCCACGGACGAAGGCCCGCGCGGAAAAGTTCAACCGTTAGCCCCCGGTCAAATTAGCACAGGAGTTGCCAGCCCTAAAATGATTAAAAAAAGCAGTACAGCCGCCACAGAATTGGCCGACGGTATGAAGGACGTCAATAAAGAGTTTGCAATGACGATCGACTTTAGCCGGCAAGTCGAAGGCGCTTTAGTTGGTATGGGGGTTGCAATTGGCGGGCTTATTGCGGGCACGATGGGAATCAGTGACGTATTCGCGCAGGCAATGGCAGGGCTGGGCGGTTTCTTAATGGACTTGGGGCAACAGTTTATTGCGGCGGGTGTAGCGGCGTCGGCATTTTACAAAGCGTTAGTTGCTAATCCACCGTTAGCAATTGCCGCTGGTGTGGCGTTAGTTGCCGCCGGCGCAGTCATTCAAGGTATGCAAAGCAAAATGGAAGGCGGTATACCTGCGCTTGCTGAAGGCGGGTTAGCTTTTGGGCCTAGTTTAGCGCTCGTCGGCGACAACCGTGGCGCAAGTGCCGACCCGGAAGTAATAGCGCCTTTAAGTAAATTGCAGAACATGATGGGAGGCGGGCAAAATGTAGTTGTCACAGGGAAGATTTCCGGGAAAGATATTTTGTTGAGTAGTGAATTGAGCAGCATAGACCGAAACCGTGTTAGAGGCTTCTAAAAATGGCGACACTTAGATTTTACGGCGAGTTCCAAGACGACAAAGGCGACACCTGGCGCGTCAACCTACATGACACGGCATACAACGGTACAGCCTATGAAAACAATTTAGGCGCGGACGGTTTTACTTTGAGTTATAGCGGCGACAATGAAAACCGATACCAAGGTATTATAGGTAGCAGCGTGAACTTTATAATGTTCAACGCCGAATCCAATTTTGAAACGTTTTTAAACGATATTTTGCCGGCATCTGAGGAAGGCAGAATGCAGGTTGAAATTCGATACGATCCGGATGGAGTTGACACGCTTTTTTGGTGTGGCATCTTAGCAGCGGAACAGGTAGAGCAGGAAGACGCACCACAGCCCAACGCCGTAACCTTTGTAGCAACGGACGACCTTGGCAACCTTACCAATAAACGTTTCATTTCTACGACAGGAGGATTGACGGATGTAATACCTTGCGTGGATGTGATTTTAAACGTGCTGAACCAAACACGCACCACGAATTTCTTTGCGACGGATGCGCCATTTTTAAGGTACGTAAACGATATTGTTTCTAGCGGTTACACCGGCTCTGATTGGCTGAATGAAGTATTGGTGAGTCCGCCGCTGACAAACGATAACACGCCTTTCGTTGAAGAGGCGCGCGGATACGATAGCTTTAAAATACTCGAAAGCATTTGCATCAGTTTAAATTGCCGGCTTTTCCAATCGCAGGGCTATTGGTGGTTTTGGCCTAACAACGCGTATCTGCGTGCTGCTGACGGTGAAACAATTACAGGCAGCGTAAAGCAACAAACAAAAGCCAGCGTGCCCATTGCATTGACAACGGCACAGGCCGCCGAAATTGATGACTTATACATTAGCGAAATTGATACGACTTTCACCAAGTTAAGCGGTGCAATGATTACGCATTTGCCGCCTTTAAAACGTGTGCATCGTTCACGCCGTCATGATGGTAATCAATATCTGTACGACCTTTATACGACAGGTATAACGACGGGCGATAACTTGACTTTTGCAGATACGGATCGGACTTACTTAGCCGGTATTAAATTCCAAACAAGTGGGAGCGTTCAAATACAATTAGACGCACAGACCGCAAACGTGAACCCGTTTAACCTTTGTGAAGTTCAGATACAAACAACCTTGAAGGCCGGAGGAAGGTATTACGGCAATAATGGTTGGCAAGGAACGGCGACAGAACACACGCAAACCGTTGCCACTTTTCAAATTGCGGACGGTTTAGATACTGCGGTAACGTATGGTTTTGAAACGACGAATTTACCAAGTACGGAAATAGGTGTTGACGTTACTATACAGGTGCGGATCATTCAACCTCCAGGCACGGATATAACCGCCAACTATACCGGTGATGAACTTATTTTGATTTCGCATTTGCTTTTAACGGGTGACGACGGTTTATTAGGCGATCAAGTAGTTTACACATCCAGCACGACGTTAAATAATTTGGTAGAAATCGACCAAGGCGAAGTGCTGCACGGCGATCCACAGGGGCAAATTGAAGGCAGCGTTGGCCAGGTCAATTACGGCACTTTTGGGCTTGCAGGTTATCCAAATACCTATACAAGTTCGCAAACCTCAGCACCTTTGCCGCTGCACCGTTTAGGAGTTACTGAAATACTTAGCAGCGGACAATATCCGTTGCGCGTTCGAAAGGGCGGCATCTACGGCCGCACGTTTCATATGTGGCAAACGATTAAAGAGGGTGCAGAATATTACGCGCCATTTGAATCGAGCGTAACGATGAACAACCGCCAAACAAGTATTCAACGCTGGAAATTGGGCTATGATGCCACCGGCGTTTCTGCACTAGCAGAACCTGCTAGCAATGACGAAGACACGGTAGAAATGATTTTTGCGAGCAACCTAGACAACAGCGGCGGCGATTTGGGTTTAGTTCTGCGCCAAATGCAGGGCGGTGAACTTCCTGAATTTAACACGGTGACGGCCATCAGGAATGTTGCTATGGCGACATACGACATACTAGGAAGCGAAAGCCAAATTTTTAACTTTTGGGCCGGATCAAACGGAATGAGCCGAATATTTTTACCAACTGTGACAGGCAACCAGGGCCGAATAATTGGCTTTCATTCTGACGACACCATTAGCGCAAACACTTACGTGCGCTTATTTCCGTTCGCAACAGATACCGGCGTAACAATTGACGGCGCAGCGTCTTATGATTTTGACCGAGCGTACGATGGAATCACTATCTTGTGCCACGCTGGACAATGGTATATAATCCAGAAAAAAGAGAAGTGATGAACTGGGAAATATGGGCGGCACTTTTGCCGGTAATTGCAGGTATTGTGGGCGTTTGGGTTAACCTCAACAGCACGGTTGCCCGTTTAAAAAGCAGGGTTATGCAGTTGGAAATAACACAGGACGAATTTAAGCAAATCGCAAAAGAGTTACTTGTCAGCATCCACAAGATTGAAATTATGCTCGCTAAAATGGAAAAAGAATAATGGCCTGGCTTATCCTTATAACCGTTGGCGCGAACATCGTATACAAGGCGCATCACTATGGCCGCGCTGATGTCGCGGATCTGCTAATTGGAATAATGGCTACCTTTATAATCTATGAAGCACTTTAATTACAGCGAATTCGATTGTAAGTGTAGAACGTGCAAACGCAACGGTGAAACGCGGGGCGAAGACATGATGGACGACGATTTTTTACAGATGCTCGACCATGCGCGGGAACTGTCAGGAATTCCATTTGTAGTGAACAGCGGCCTACGATGTGAGGCAAACAACAAAAGCGCAGGAGGAAAAAAGAACAGCGCGCATTTGACGGGTTGCGCGGCGGACATCCATTGCACCGACTCCCGGTCACGGTGCTACATTATTGGAGCGCTTTTAGAGTCCGGCATCAATCGCATAGGCGTTTC